GAAGTTATTGCACTTGTTGTTCCATTCATTGATTCTGCCATTCCACCATAGCAGGGAGTTCCAATTAATTTGTATCCATAATTTTCAAATTCTTGTCTAACCTGTGAAACATCATTATAACCATATGAACCCAATGAACCATTGAGATTATTCATATCATTATATGTGTTAACCCCACCTAAACTTACACTAGTGTTATATCTATACCATTGCTGTTTTCCTCTATCACTCAGTCCAGAATAAAATTCAATTCTTTTTTTATCAATATTATATCCTGCTGTTTTTTCAAGTGGACTTGCAGGTCTTCCAGTATTATCAGCCCATGTTGGTAAAGGAAATCCACCAGGATTATAAGCAGCAGGGAATAATGGTGTGATTCCATCGGGTTGCATTTGCATTACCGTTTCATCACTAGTATTTGCTAATCTATTTGCCTTAATGGTGCTCATAACTTTTACTTCTCGTAATTATATTTATGGGGTTAAACCAAGGTCTTGATCTGACATTAATGTACCACTGAAAACTGCCCATAAGTCATTACCTTCAGCATCAGTACCCGCATAAACTTCAATAGCATTTGATTGTAAGTTATAACCCATACCACCAATAGTTAATCCTGTTGTAGGTCTTGCTTTAGCATCTTCCCAACAATTAAATGCATATGCATTAGGTCCGAAACTTCCATTAAAAGTAATAGAACCTCCAGATCCAAATGTCATAGCACTTGAACCTGGTTCATTTTTAAAAGTTTGAATATTTAAAGAACTTGATATTGCCATTTTATTTTAAATTAAGTAATGATCCAAGTTGCATTATTTTGAACATGGACTGTGTAATTGCTACCAACAGTTATTGGTCCTATAGATGATCCATTTGTACCAGATGGTATAGTTACATCTTCGTTAATTACAGATAGACTTAGTTTGATTACACCATAAGAGTCTAACCACTGTGCTTGTCCATTTGCCTTTAAGACACCAGTAACATCTATGTTACCTCTAACATCAAGAGCTTCATTAGGATCGGTATTAGAACTAAAGTTAATACCAACCTTAGATGCTCTATAAATGTCATTACCATTTGGAGCAGCTGTCCATCTGGAAGTAACGAATGGAGAATTATTCTGGAATATTCCTCCGTTAAAGTTAACGTCACCTTCAATATTTAGTTGATAATTTCTGTTAGTAGTACCATCTTCTGGATCAACACCAGATGTATTGGTTGTGTTGATAGCAACTCTGTTTGTGCTACCATCAATTGTAAATGCTGGTGTACTATTCCAAGTTGTTCCACCGTTGTTAGTAGATGCTTGGATAGTGAATAAATGGTTAGCAACTATCTGGTTACCAATTACAAAGTTCCTATAGGATGAAGCACCACGGAAGTTTATTCTTGCACCACTATTATCATCGCTATTATCAATATTAACAGTTTGTTGGAATAAGGCAGTACCATTACACTCAAATGTGTAGTCTGGTTCACGGTCAATATTAACACCTAACTTTCTAGATGCAAGAATATCACCAGTAACTTTTAATACTAATTCTTCACTACTTTCAAAGTGGAACCCAGAACCGTACTCTGAATTAGGAGTAGATGAATCAGCATGTTTGTATTTGAGATAACCATACTGACCATAAACTTGTGCTCCACTACCACCACTAGAAACATTATCTGAGAATGTGATTAATGCACCATTGGTAGGATTATTAGTAGCAGATCCAATGAATAAACCACTTTCACCACGAACATCTAAGGTATAGTCTGGAGTAGAACCTGCATTGATACCAACTTTCTCTGCGGAAACATCAACATAGAATGTATCAGTATCAACTTGAAGATCATCTGATAATGTTACTTTTCCAGTAAATCCAGATGTACCAGAAATACTAAGGTTAGATGATGCACCAGTTAAAGTAAGAGAACCAGTCATGGTATCTCCAGCTTTCAGTACGTTAAGTGATGCAGAACCAGTTAAGGTTGCAGTTATTGTACCAGCAGAGAAGTCACCATTAGCATCTCTCTTAACAGCAGTGTTTGCTACATTAGAAGATTGGAATTCAATGTTACCTGCGTTCCAAATTACATTACCGTTAATATTAACAGCACTTGCATCAAGAGCAAGGAAGTTTAAACTACCAGATGCATCTGTTGCATTACCACCAGTTGCAACAATAGCAGCATTATAATTTGCAGTAAGTTGAGAACTGTTGAAATATATTCCTGGAGATGATGTAGTTCCATCTTTTCTACCAAGTCTAAGGTTAGCAGTTCCACCATCACTTTCAAGTTTAGCTACTTGAATTGTGTTTCCATCTTCAATAGTGAAATCATCAAATTCTTTTCTATTACTTGCAGTACCAATAGTTACTGCTCCAACAAAATTACCAGTAGTTAATCTACCAACAATGATTGTGTAGTCATTAAAGTTATCTTGAGTATCATCGTTAACAATGATGTTATCAATAGCAATAGTACCAGTACCCTGACCAACAGAGTTATAGAGGTTTACATTAGTACCTGGTGTAAATGGAGTTGTATTTAATATCTCTCCAGAAACATAAATGCGATACTTAGGATCTCCATTATATGACTTAATAGTTAAATCATCTCTGAATACTGTAGCACTAATAAATCTAGGTAATCTATTATCAGATATTGTACCATCATTAATATTAAGTGCGTTCTGATACCAAGTTCCTTGTTTGTTATCTAATCTATCAGCATCTAGTCCAGATCCAGCACCATCATTAAGTGATGACCACATCTTAGCCCATGATCCAAATGATGTAACACCAGTTCCAGAACCACGCATCCACATGTTATCATTATCTGTGAATGCAAGTTGTCTTACACCACCAAATGAAGCATCAAAACTTGTACCACCAGATCTTAAGGTAAGAACCATATTCTTGGTTCCACCATCACTTAATAGGTTAGCGTTATTGTTAATAGTGTTAGAAACAATACCACCAACAAAGTTGTCAGGAGATGGGTTTGATGTTGGGTTGTTAGTACCAGTTGCTAGTCTTAAAGTATTACCAGAAGAACCAGTAACATCAATTAAATATTGTCCGTCAAGTCTATCTGTTGGAACTCTTCCAGAGAATAAATTAGTAGCATTAGTATAGTATTCACCTTGCTGTCCATCTAGAAGGTCAGCGTCAAGACCTGAGTCTGCACCAACATTAAGATCAACTGAACCATTACCTGATACACCAATGTTAAACTGAGACTTCTTAAATCTAGCAACACCAATAGTACCGTATAGATCTGAAGATATAGTTAGATCAGATACCCTTTGAACGTCAAGAGCAACGTTTGCATACTGTCTATTAACTGTACTAATCTTAGCAAGTAATACTAATCCAGAACCACCACCAATATCTGTTGGAGCAATGGTTATTGTAAAGTCAGCACTATATCCAGAACCACCATCAGTAACAACAACTTCAGTAACAGCTCCACCAGAAACAGTTATATTAGCTTTTAATCCAGTACCAGCACCACCAGAAACTGATTGGTCAAAGTATTGACCATTGGTAAATCCAGTACCACCATTTGAAATAATTACATCATCAACAAAGTTACCTTGAGTGTAAGTTGATTCAAATATAATTGGAGATTCACCACGTTCAAATTCAATAATAGATCCAGATGGAATAGTTTGTGTTACTGGATTATTGAGAGAAATACTTGTTGAACCACCAGTAGTTAATACACCAGTGATATTTGTATTTGGTTGAATACCTGAAATAAGATTCTTTACTTCATGACCAATCAAAGCATCTTGTAGTGTAGCGAATACCATTTCGCTTGATCCACTATTACATGCAGAAGTTAACTTAGCAAAGTATCTTCTCTCTGCACCCTTAACAGATTGAACTGCAAGTGCCCAGTTCTGGTCACCTCTTAAGTATGTGAATGAGTTAGCAGCACCACCAGCAGCAAGTCTATCAGTTTCAATTGTACCAGATACAATATCACCAGCAGCAATCTGGTTGGATGATAGAGATACCCAGTTATTAGCATCACTAGCAGAAGTATTAACAACTCTAGTAATATCAACAGTTACTGCAGGAATGTCACTACTGTCAAAGAAATCAGTATCTTCTAATTTAATCTTATTAACAATATCACCATATAATCTACTTTCAATTAAAGCAGTACCTTGTGCTTGTGTTCCTGATCCAGCAGGTGCAGCAATGCTGACAGTTGGTTGTGTAGTATATCCTTTACCACCTTTATATCCGTTAAAGACTATAATTTCTAAAGCAACAACTTCTCCATTAGCAATTACTGATTGTGCTTTACACTCAACTGATCCAGCTTGTGGTGCACCACCTGTAAGAGTAACAGTTGGAGGTGAAGCATAACCAGAACCACCATTTGTAACATTAAGTTGATAAACAACACCTTGTCTATATTCTGTTGCCTGTAAACGTCCTTGACTTACACTACCATCAAATATATCTCCAATAGTAAATTGTAATGTTGTGTCTACAAGGAATGCTAAGAATTGACTATCTAAATCATTGTTCAAGATGAACGATGTTGAAGTATCTTGTTGGATACAAATATCACCAGCAAGAGCACCTTCCAATGCTAATCTTGCTGCTTGGTTAGCAACAGTAAATACTTCAAATGGTCTTAGAGCTGGGATTTGATCAATAGATATCTTACCAGAGTCTGTCAATTCAACCAGTGCTCTAGGAACAGCGTTAGTAGAGTATGGTTTGTTTATGTAAGGACCTAAGTTATTTGTAATGTAATCTCTAACTGCTTTCTGAGTAGGTAGTTTAGAGTCAGTAGCGTTAGCACCACCAAGAGTATTACTGTTATCAAAACCAGTAACAACAACGTCACCACCTTTCAACTTCAAGAATTCAACTTCAGAAATTGTAACCGTACCAGTAA